GTACCAGTAGATGGGCGTTGACAGTTCCGACTTGAGCGTGGAGTCTGGCGGGATCGCGCCGCCGGCGCTCAACCATTCGCGCATCTCCCACCACATCTCGGTGCGACGGTTGACGTACTGCGTTGACTGGGTCGCGCGCCCACCGAACGGCACCTCGACCACGTCGTAGTCCAATTGCCTGAGCCGGTCGATGACCCCGGCGCCGGCGCCGCTGTCGATGAACACGGCGTCAGGCTCCCACTGTTCGATGATGGCGACGACGCGGGCTGCCAGTTCCATGTTGTCGACACCCCGGTAGACGTAGGGCGTGTACGCCTGCAAGCCTTGCCGCTTGACGACAACTGACCGGTCATCCCCAAAGCGCGCCGGATCAACGCCAAGGATCTTGGGCGCATCGAGAACGTCCTTGTCGGTGTAGACCCGCTTGCTCGCCATCTCAACATCAGACAGGCTTATCAACTGATCGTCGCCGGCTGCGTTGAAGTCGCACAGGTACTCGCGGGCAAACGCTGTCTCAGGCATGTCGCGCTTGAGGCGCTCCACTTCGTCGGGGTCGATGGCGTTGGTGTCGTAGACCGTGTAGCGCGCAGCGTTCCAGTCCGGCAGTGCGCTAGCCCGGTGATACAACTCGCTGAACAGGTTGATTCCCGACGGTGTGCCGATGAACAGGGCGAACCCAAGCCGGTCAGACAGCGCCGGCTGCAGGATGTCCTGCCACAGTTCCGGCTTCATTTGTCCTACCTCATCGAGAACGCAGCCGTCGAGGCGCACTCCGCGCAGGGCATCCGGGTTGTCGCCGCCGAACAGGCGGATGACGGCGCCGTTGTGCTTGAACGTGACAAGCAAATCACCCTCGTTGAATTCGCAGCCGCCAGTCACAAGCAGCGGCTCAAGGCGCGCCTTCAATCGTTTCCATGCGATCACCTTAGCCTGCTTCAGCATAGGTGCGAGGTACGCATAGAACCCCAGTTCGTCGCTGCACTTCAATGCCTCGTCGATCAAGACCATCAACGCCATCTCAGTCTTGCCGGCGCGGCGGTGCAGTGCCAACACGCTGAACCGGCGGCGCGACAAGTGGCAAGCGCGTTGCCACGGGCGCGGCGTGTAGCCAAGCCTGACCTCGGTCATGCGGGTACGCCGGTGACGACGGTGATGTTGACGCCCCCTGCATGGTCAAGGGCTACGCGATCACCGTACTTAGACGGCGACCAACACGCGAGCAGTTTCAGCCGCGTGTCAATGCGTAGACGATGCCACTGGACAGAGCCTTGGTCGACTCGCTCGTTGCCAATTGCATCAGTGAATGTACCCGGCATTTGCTCGGACAGTGCCACGGTGTCCTCGGCAATCTCGTCGTAACCTATATCGCGCGCGCGCGCGAGGCGTTGCGCGAAGTTTGCATCTTTCTCAGCCCAACGATGCACAGTTGACCGGTCCACCTTACCGGGCTGCCTGCACCATTCTGACAGTGGCTTACCGCTTGCGATCCATTCGATCACTTCATCTGCGTGTGATGCTTGTGACGTTGCTCGTTGTTTACGCGCCATCTTCCTCGTCCTCATCAACTGGGTGCATGACTGCCGGCGTACCTTCACCGACCCACGCGCCTTCCACGTTGTACGAAATGTGTTCGATTGCTTCGTCTTCTGTCATACCCTGCGCCTGAAACGCCTGTATCAAGCGCAAGTAATCGTAGACAATGACGGTTGGTTGACCGCATCGGTCGATTTGACCAACAATTGCGCTGTCGCAGTCTGTGATGCGAAGCGTGTGTGTATGGGTGTTGTGAGTTAGTTTGGCGCGCATGGTTCTCTTGTGGGTACAAGTACCACATCGAAGCCGGCGAGGCGCGCGAGGTTGATTGCAGTTTCGAGTGTGGGGATGCGCTGCCCTGTTGCTGACGTGTCAGACGCGAGCAAGCATTCAGCGGTGTGTTGTCCGCACAGTTCGTTGCTGACTGCCTTGCGTACAAAGACGTAGCGCGTCATGTTGTGTTCGCGCAGGCGCCCGACGACGGCTGCTTTCCAGTCTGTTGGCTTGTTGAGTGGGATGCATTGAATCATGCTCGAAGGGTACACACGCACCGGTCAAAGTCCAGTCAACACAAACACTCGCCGCGTAGGACGAGTGTGGTGCGCGCGTCATGCCCTGCGCTGTCAATGATGCATCAACTCGATGCATGCTCGTCCGGTGTCGGGCAGCGGAGGGCTGCAATGTACCAAAAACACAACCGCCCCCTTTCCGTCGTAGGTGGGGGGGCGGCTGTGCGGCGCGAGGCGCCTGTCCGGGCGGGCAGTATGAGGAATGCACTATGCCCGGTTAGTCCATCTCGACGGGGTGACCGTCCTGAAAGCGGGGTTGGAACACGTCGCGGATCTGCGCCATGAGTCCGGCGGTGTGGTGCGCCGTGTCGCGGGTAATGACTTCGTGCGCCATCTCATGCTGCACGGCGCTGAGTGCCTCGTTGAGGGCGCTACGTTGATCCCTGTCAGCCTTGACGCGGCTCGCGGGCTGATCGGGGGACTGGGGCGCGTAGTCGATCTCGTCGATTCGTAGGCGGCATGCCTCGATGACGGCGGCGGCTTGCTTGGTGGTGAGGGTGACGGTAATGGTGGCGGGGTGTGGCATGTGGTTCCTTTCAGCGTTCGTGTTGGGTTTCGAGAGCATGGGTGCAGCAGTCGTCAATGATCTGGGACAGAACGTCGTCGTGCAAATCCTTGATTTCGCAGGGGTGGGTGTACTGAACGCCCTGAATCTCAATGGTCACTTCGATGGATCGAAGGTCGCACGAATGGTGAACGCGGTAGCCGTTCGGATAGCCGTTCTCAGGCTCAGGCGGGTACACGTCCCATTCGGCAACGTAGGTGGCGGCGATGGTGGTGGTCGCGGCGAACGCGCCGGCAATGGTGTTTGGGGGCAAGTCGCCGGGGGCGATGATGATCTGCGCGGTGTGGGTCGATTCAGTGCGTGGCATGGTTCCTACTCCAAAGGTGGTTTCAAATCAGGCAAACAGCATCGGCTGTCGCATCCGGCACTCCCCGTGAGGAGTGCGCGGTGCGCGGTCGATCAGCGGACTGTGTCAATGACGTTTCCGTGTTCGTCACAGAACTCAATGATGTAGCGCTCGTAAGGGTCCCGGTCGAGGGCGGTTCTAGTCACGCTTCCGTCGGCAAGTCCCAACACCAATTCGCGATCAGGCAGTTTGAGTGCTTCCGGGCTGACGGCAAACCATTCGGCTTGCGGATGGTCTTGCTTGACAATGCCAAGCGCATCAATGACGTACCAGTAGCGTTCGTAGGAGGTTCCCCATCCCCACAACGCTTCTTTGCCGTTGACCCAACGCGCGCGGACGCGCTTGCGACGGATCTTGATAGGTTTGACTAGGTTGTTGCAAATGATGCGGGTCATAAAGTGGCTCCTGTGGAAGTGTTGTGCGTCAGCATCGGCTGTCGCAGCCGCTGCCCTGCGTGAGGGCAGACGGTGCGCGGTCGAGGTCAACTCCGCGTCATCTTGGTCGCCATGTCAACTGTGATCATCTTGCCACTCAGCACCAACACGTCGTCAGACACGGCAGCAGCGGCGCGCGCATGCATTGCTGCGGCTTCCTCTGCGCGCTTGACGCGCTTGAGGTAAGCGCGATTTTTGCCGCGCGGGTCACACGCATGAATCACTGCGCTCCACTCCTTTGCCGCAGGCTTGCTCAAATCGGCGTGAGCGCGCTCAAAATCGGCGCGCAAGCCGGCAATGTGAGCAGCGAGCCGAGCGTCCATTTGGGTTTGGATGAAGAGGCGGGCGTCCTTCAGAGTGAGCGCGTCGTGTTCGACGTACCAGTCAGCCCACACGCGCTTGCCTTGGTAGTTTCCCGTTTGGAGGCGGCACACGGTGTAGCGGGTGAATGGGACGGTGTAATCGCGCTCGACCTTCCACTCAGCCTGTGCTGAATCACGGTGCGAGAAGTAAACGAAGCCGGCGTGAGTGCGAAAGCGATGCAGTTTCATGGTTCCTACTCCAATTTCCTGCGTCCGGCAGGGCGGTGCCGCGAAGTGCGGCGTGTCAAGGATACCCACTATCGACGCAGGGTCAATGGGATGTTGACAAGATTCCTGACAGATTTGTCAGATTCCTGAAATGACAAGGACTAGTCCCGGTGGGGGGACTAGTCCAAGTCTGATAACAGTACCTACTTACTTCACCAAGGCAACGGCAAGGTCAAGGGCGTCGGCGACGTCGTCGCTGACAGACCCGTCCCAAGCCGCGTATTGCCTCACAGCGGCGTCCTTGCTGCGGACGCTGTCTTCAGACCGGGAGTGCTGAACCCAGTTCGTAATGGCATTGGCGGCAATCCAGAGGTTGGCTCCGTGCGTCTGGCTCTCAGTGTCAAACACGCGGGACGCATGAGCCAAGCCGGCTGCTGCGCGGTCGTGGCGGCGTTCTTCCCAACCGTTCTTCGGGTTGGTCGGGATAGCCCCGTCGAGTTTCTGGATGACGCTGACCCACAGGTTCTGCACCTGATCGCGGGTCAAGGGCGTGGCAGCCATGCGCTGCGCGACGGCGGCGCCCTTGTCAATCGTGTTCTGCCAGACCTTGACGCAGGCTGCGAGTTCGTCCACGCGGGTCGTCAGGTTCAGGGTGTGGCGGAACGACAGGGCGTTACGGCGCTCGCCCAAGGCAAGGTGGAACGTGTTGCTGCACACGACGCGGACGCCGGTGGGAATGATCTTTAACGCGAGCGACCCGTCATGCCCGTTCGCGATGAACAGGTACGGCACTGTCTCGTCGTTCTGTCCGCCGAACTGCACGGACGCGCCGCGCAGAAGCATCCAGACTCGGCGCCCGCCACGAATCGAGCCGGCTGACTCGACTTCGGTGGTGCCTTCTGAGTTTGCGCGCAGGGCGTAGGCGAGTTCTGCCAACTGCGCGTTCTGAAACGGGCTGTAGTCCTTGCCAACGACGCCGAGAACAGAGTGGTCGTCCGAACGAATGACCACCTTGGACTGGGCGGTGCCAACGCGGTACTCGTTGTCGGCGCCGGCGTTGAACACGCCGCTGATGGTGTCCGACTCCAACACGTCCCACTCCAAGCCGGCGACCTTGAGGGCGCTGAACGGGTTCATGGCGCCCTTCACGACAGTGCCTAGCCCATGCCAAGCGCCAGTCGAAGCGAGTGCGAGTCCGTCGTTACGATAAATTTCGTGTGCCATAGTGTCCTACTCCAATCGGGGTTTCAAATCAAGCGGCAGCATCGGCTGTCGCAGCCCGCCCCCCCCTGTAGGGGGAACAGGTGCGCGGTCGAGGTCAAGAGCCAAGCACTTTCCAGTATCCGGGGTAGTTCTTCTTGCAAGCGCTGCCGACTGGGAACCAACCTTGCGAATTGCCCTGTTCGTATTCCGAAGTCATTTGGCTATCCACGCGGAACAATCCGCCAAAGATCCGCATGTGGACGTATGCAACGCCGCCCTTGCTGTCGTCGATGCCGCGTCCGCAGCACCAACACGAATACGCAAAGTTCCTTGTGCGGCTGTTGCGAATTTCGTTGCGGCACTGTTCCCAACTCGGAAGGGTGCAGTATGTCGCAGTACCTTCAGTAACTTCGTGAGCGGCGATTTCGGCTTGCAGTTGTTTCTTGCACATTGGTTCCTACTCCATGTCCCGCGTCCGGCGGATCGGCTCAGGCGGAATGCCCGATGCACCAACTTTACCCTACGTCAAGGCAGGGTCAAGGGGTAAAGCAACAATCTGGATGGATTTATTTGACTTTATGCATGCACTCAATAAAAAACCCGCGCCAACGGTCAGAACGGAACCGTCAGCGCGGGGAGTAGGGAGGGTTAGGATCTTACTTCAAGTCGAGGCGGGTGCCACGGACGCCGAGACTGGCACCGGGGATTGTAGCCCCGGCTTCGAGCGCCTCGCGAATGCCGTCCTTGTCAAGCGTTTCGACGTACTTCGGAACCTTGAAGTCGACTGGGATCAACGATTCATCCACGATCAAGACAGGGATCTTGCCCCCGTTCTTTTTCACGGCGAGTGCGAAGCGCGCCGTTTCCACCTTGGTTCTGTTGGTGGCAACCATTGCGTCCATGAGCATGGTACGCAGCCGCTCGGCAAGCCGGTCGTCCCGCGCCATCAGCGCCTTCATGCGGTCAGCCTCTGCCTTGCGCGCCTCGGCGCGAGTCTCGCAAACTCTGATCAGGGCGGCGTAGTCATCAGCCTTGAGGTCGAACGCCGAAGCAAGCGCAGCCGCATGCTCGGCAAACGCCGCCTCGACTTCGGGCGAGCCGTCTTCGCCCATGACGCCCGCCGCAATGTCGAGCAACTCCATCATTTCCTCGGTGATCTGGTACAGACTCATGCTGCACCTCCTTTCGTAATTGCACTGATGCGCGAAGCGGCGTAGTAATTGCCGGCGGTCCATGAGTAATCAACTTCGCACTGGTGATCGATCTTGACAGCACTGATCAATTGATTGTTCACCGCCACCCAGTTCTTGACGCCGCTCAGATCCTCGAACAACACGGCAGTCTGGGTGGCTCCACGCGCCACGCACTTCCGCGCCGTCAGGACGTCGGTGCCTGTGCGCGCCCACGGCAACTGCTCAACGACAGGCACAGGCTTCTTTGGGGCAATCACAGGCGCAGGCGCCTCTTCCACCACCGTCGCCTCTACGACGATCTCCGGCTCGGCAACTACCTTCCGGCGTGGCTTGGGTTCCGGGCGTGTTGGGCGAACGTCAATCACGGGAGCCGCAATTGGCGCGTCCTCGGTGATCTCAGTTTCACCGTGCGACTCAACATACACAGGCGCCGCGCCGAGCGCGTCAGGGCAATGCTGCTTGTAGCCGGCGCTGATGCAGCGGGCAAACAGCATTGCCTTTGGGTACTTGCGCCAGTTGTCGCCGCTCAGTTGAGCGCGCTTGGCGTCTTCAAGGCTAAACGCAGCGTCGCCGATTTCATCCCATTCGTTCTTGTGATTGCGACCAAAGAACGTGATGCTGCATTCGGTATCGCTACATGTTGCGCGGTAGTCGTACTTGCCTGCGCGCTTGATCGCCGCAGCCATCAGGTTGGCAGCCAACACGGCTTTGCCCTTGATGATGTGCAAACCAGACATGGCGTCAAAGTCTGTCAGCCCAAGCCCGCGACCGATGATGATCTTGGCGCATGCAGCCATTTCAGACTGAATGTCAGGGAACATGCCTGATTCCTTGAAGACCTTTGCTACGGTCATCGGGTCGAGTTGCGAGTGGTTGTTCGTGCGTGTCAGTTCCATTGTGTCCTACTCCAATTAATGCGGGCTGCCACTACGTTAGTAGCAGTCCGAGAAGGGTAACCTACTTTGACAAACGGGTCAAGCCCGCAGTTGACGGAATGCCGGCAGCGGCGCTTCCGTCACTTGGATCACGGCGCCGGCGCCCATGCCGTCTGGCGCCCACATCCGTTCGATTGAAAGGGCTGCAACTTTCCAGTCGTTGTGGTAAGCGACGCCGGCGAGCGCGTCGAGGATGGCGCGAGCCGCCTTGTCTACGTCGATGTAGCCGGG